TTTTATTCTTTTTTTACATTTTTATTCTTTTTTTACATTTTTATTCTTTTTTTACATTTTTATTCTTTTTTTACATTTTTATTCTTTTTTTACATTTTTTGACCGACGGTATTATCCGAACTTTGGCAAGATCGATGCCAGAAAGGTGCCTTCGGCACTGGTGATGCATAAAATCTGCCACAAACTTGATACTTATTTTATCAAATATTTTTTTAATTGTCAAAAAAAAATTGAAATAATAAAAATAATAAAAATAATAAAAATTTTATAAATAAATAATGGAGTTTAATATTGACGAATATTTAAATTCATTACCAGATAATGTCATCACAATCGATGTATCATACAAAAATCTAACATATTTACCAGACTTGTCAAGATTTAAAAATTTACAAAACTTATATTGTGATAATAATCAATTAACATCATTACCCAATTTAAATGAAAATTTACTTACATTGTATTGTTATAATAATCAATTAACATCATTGCCAGTTTTAAATAAAGAATTAAGAAAGTTAGCATGTTGGGACAATCAATTAACATCATTGCCAATTTTAAATAAAAAATTGGCCGCCTTTAGTTGTTCCCATAATCGGTTAACGTTATTACCTATTTTAAACGAAAATTTAATATACTTATACTGTTATGATAATCAGTTGACATTGTTGCCTGTATTAAATGAAAAATTAAAAATATTAAATTGTGAAAATAATCGATTAACGTCATTGCCGGATTTAAACGAAAATTTAAAAACACTTTGTTGTAGCAACAATCAATTAACATCGTTGCCTGTTTTAAATGGGCAATTATCAACATTATATTGTCATAATAATCAATTAACATCATTTCCTGTTTTAAATAAACAAATTTCATTTTTTAAATTTTATGGTAATCCTATACATGATATAATATATGATAAAAATTTTGATATTTTAAAAAAGAATATAAAAACATTGAATAATTTTCGTTATTTATATTATTCTTTAAAATATAAAAAAAAATTTTGGAAAACATATGAACAAATAATAATGAAAAAATATCATCCAAGTTATTTACATGAATTAAAAGATGATGATGATTTAGATAAAATATTGGAAACTTGGTAATCATTTTATTTTTTTTTTATAAAAGTAAAAATAAATTGTTGAATTATCCGAACCTTGGTAAAATTGGACACAATCATCATTATCGAATATTTTTAATTATTTTTTTATATTATCATTCTTTTTTTGGCATTTTTTCGACAATATTATCCAAACCTTGGCAAGATCGATGCCAGAAAGGTGCCAAAGGCACCGGTGTTGCACAAAATCTGCCACAAACTTGATACTTATTTTATTGAATATTTTTAATTCTTTTTTTAATATTTTTTACATTTTCATTCTTTTTTTAATATTTTTTCTTTTTTCATTCTTTTTTTACATTTTTATTCTTTTTTACATTTTTATTCTTTTTTACATTTTCATTCTTTTTTTTAATATTTTTTCTTTTTTCATTCTTTTTTTTAATATTTTTTCTTTTTTTACATTTTCATTCTTTTTTTTGACATTTTCATTCTTTTTTACATTTTCATTCTTTTTTTTAATATTTTTCATTCTTTTTTCATTCTTTTTTTTAATATTTTTCATTCTTTTTTTACATTTTCATTCTTTTTTACATTTTCATTCTTTTTTTACATTTTCATTCTTTTTTACATTTTCATTCTTTTTTTAATATTTTTTCTTTTTTCATTCTTTTTTACATTTTTATTCTTTTTTTGACATTTTCATTCTTTTTTACATTTTCATTCTTTTTTACATTTTCATTCTTTTTTTTAATATTTTTCATTATTTTTTTACATTTTTATTCTTTTTTACATTTTTATTCTTTTTTTTGACATTTTCATTCTTTTTTCACATTTTCATTCTTTTTTTTAATATTTTTCATTTTTTTTTAAATATTTTTCATTCTTTTTTCATTCTTTTTTTGACATTTTTGGTATTTTTGCCAACAATATTATCCGAACCTTGGCAAGATCGATGCCAGAAAGGTGCCTTCGGCACTAGTGTTGCATCAAATTTGCCACAAACTTGATTATTGAACATACAAATTATTTTTTACATTTTCATTCTTTTTTTTACGTTTTCATTTTTTTTTTAATATTTTTTGGCATTTTTTGGCATTTTTGCCAACGATATTATCCGAACCTTGGCAAGATCGATGCCGGAAAGTGCCTTTGGCACTGGTGTTGCATCAAATCTGCCACAAACTTGATACTTGATGTATTCCCAATATTTATTTTACAAGGCATTAATAAATAAATTTTTAATTATATCAAGGAAATAAAATCCGTTTTTTATATATGTATTCGTTATTTTATAATGAATTAAAAAATTATAAACCAAATAAAATAATTTTTACAAAAAAAAATAATGAAAATATTGTCCCACATTATCACATTCCTAAAAAAATAAAGGAATATATAATAAATAATATTAAAAATATTATTCAAACAGAAATAATTATTGACAACCAAAAAATAAATTTTGTTTTTTTTATTGAAAATAAAAATTATTCAGTAAATAAATTTGAAAATTATGTCCAAAATATGTCAATTTGGTTAAAAATAATGAACAAATTATGTAAAAATAATCAATGCAATAGTCTAAATTTGTCAATTTATATTTATTTTACAAAATTAAAAAAAAAATTACCAAATAAAAAAAAAGAAATGATTGATGAATATCATGTAAATGGAGGATATACTGAAACTTGTGCAAAAATTAATAATGAAATTGTTATTTATAGAAGCGAAGAATGGTTCAAAGTATTTATTCATGAAACAATTCATAACCGGTCATTTGATTTTTCAGACAGTTCGGATAATGAATTAAGACCATTTCATCAAAAAATATTAAATTTGTATAAAATTAATTCAAATGTTAATTTATATGAAGCATATACTGAAACATGGGCAAGAATAATTTATATTTTATTAATTTCATTTAATAATCAGTCAAAAATAAATTATATAAATAAAATTGATTCAATGATGAAAAAGGAAGAAAAATATATGGCAACAAATTGTTCAAAAATTATGAAACATTTTGATATCACACCCAATGATTTTTATTCGGGCAAAGCTAAAAATATTTATAAAGAAAATACAAATGTCTTGTCATATTATTTTTTAACTTATATTTTTTTTATAAATAGAGAAAAAATTATTAATTTAGGAATATGTTTTCCAAAAGATGACAAAGAAAAACAATTAAATTATTTAGTCAATATTATTGAATCCAATTTTTTTACAATTAATTATCCAATAATTACAAATAATTATAACAATAGCCTAAAAATGATGTATTATACATAACTGTAATTTGATTTGTCAAAAATCCAAGAATATTGATTAAAATTAGTGTCATCTCGCCAATATAAGTTCCAAACCTTTTTTACAATCATTATTATAGCAATTAAAAATGAAATAATTATTAAAATAATTGATATTTTACTCGGTAATATTCCTTTTTTTTTTATAAAAAGAACAAAAATAATAAATAAACAACAATATATTATTATTTTAAATACTTCTGCATGTGACTGATAATATAAACCATAATATTGATTAATTTGAATTTGTTTATTATTTTTTAATATATCATTTTCTATTTTTAATTTATTTTCTTTAATATTATTCAATTCTTTATTTATTATAATCATTGCCTGATTTTGTTCCTTCAATACTTTGTCCGTATTAAATAATTGATTATTATAAAACAAATATTTATCTTTAATACTTTCATAAAAACGTATTTTCATTTGACCAATCTCTTTTATTTTATCAATTATACTTTGTTTTTCTTCTTCCGGAACTGTAGCCAATTTGTCCATTAATTTTTGTTCATATTCTTGTAATTTATTTATATCATCAATTTCACTCATAATATATATTTACCTTTTTTTATATTCACTCCATGATTTTTCCGGTCTTTTATATTCCGATAATTCTGGATGCTCTTTTTGTATTTTTTCCGCCTTTTTTAATGCTGAATCTATATATATTTCCTTTAATAATGTCCCAAATTCAACCGAACCTTGATATTTATCCATTACTCCTTCTTCTATTTGTTCCAACACATTAATAGCTCTCCATAATATTTCCATGTTAATTTCATCTTTTAATATTTTATTATATATATCTGTGTATTTTTCTGCAAAATAAAAACATTCTGACAAAGATTCCAATTTTAATTCATCCAAATTTGATATTTTTTTTTTCATTTCCAATAATTTATTAATCTGTTCCTTTATCATTTTTGAATTTTTAAATAAACGAATATTTTCTGTGTTATCCTCCATTTTATTTTCACTAACCATTTGTTTTATAAAGTCCATTATACGTATAAAAATATTTTTATTTAACTTGTTTTTTTTGTATTCTATCATTCAAATAATTTTCCATTTCTTTTTCAAAATTATCTTCTTTTTCGTCAATTTTATCTTCTTTTTCATCAATTTTATATTCATTTTCTATTAATGCCAAAATATTTTTTACTTTTTCATTAATTTCTTTTTCATAGTAAATTATTGGTTCAGTATGTTGGTTTTTTAAATATTCAATTATTGAATGAATAAAATAAATAAATAAAAAAGAACAAACTAAATAAATTAAAATTATTTTCAACATTTATATTATTAAATAATTTATTATTTTCATATACACACATATTTCTACAAAACAAGTATCAAGTCTGTGGCAAATTTGATGCAACACCAGTGCCGTAGGCACCTTCTTGGCATCCATTTTGCCAAGAATTGGATAAATGTCGCTGACTAAAAAAATAAAAAAAGAATGAAAAAGAATGAAAAAGAATTAAAAAGGTAAAAAAATATAAAATCAAATTTATTTCCATTTTTCCAATATTTCGTCTAAATTATCATCTTCTTTTAAATTATCTAAATAACTTGGATGATATTTTTTTATTGTTATTTGTTCTATTAATTTCCAAAATCTTTTTTTATATTTTAAACTATAATACAAATAACGAAAATTATTCAATGTTTTAACATTTTTTTTTAATATATCAATATTATCATTATTTATTATATTATATACTAGATTATTTGAATAAGACAAAGATATTATTTTTTCAGGTAAAATAGGCAATGACATTAATCGATTATTTGAACAATATAAATGTCTTAATTTATCATTTAAATTCGGTAATGATGTTAAATTATTATTTGAACAATATAAATATTCTAATTTTTCATTTAAATTCGGTAATGATGTTAAATTATTATTTGAACAATATAAATATTCTAATTTTTCATTTAAATTTGAAAATGATGTTAATTTATTATTACTACAATGTAAATTATCTAATTTTTTGTTTAAAACTGGTAACGATATTAACTGATTATTTTCACAATATAAACTTATTAAATTTTTATTTAAATTCGGCAATAATGTTAATTGATTACCATTACATTGTAAAGATATTAATTTTTTATTAATACTTGGCAATGACGTTAATTGATTATCATTACAATGTAAATATTTTAAATTTTTATTTAAATTCGGCAATGACGTTAATTTATTGTTGTCACAAGCTAATTGTTCTAAATTTACATTTAAATACGGCAATGATCTTAGTTTATTATTATAACAGTATAATTCTTGTAAATTTACATTTAAATTCGGCAATGACATTAATTGGTTGTTACTACAATATAAATATTCTAGTTTTTCATTTAAATTCGGCAACGACGTTAATTGATTATTACTACAAGATAAACATTCTAATTTTTTATTTAAAACTGGCAATGATATTAATTGATTATTTGAACAATATAAATATTCTAAATTTTCATTTAAACTTGGTAATAATATTAATTCATTATTACGACAATCTAACGTTTTTAAATTTTCATTTAAAATAGGTAATGATGTTAATTGATTATTTGAACAATTCAAGACCAGTAAATTTTCATTTAAAATAGGTAATGATGTTAGTTCATTATCATAACAATATAACTGTTTTAATTTTTTATTTAAATTCGGTAACGATGCTAATTTATTATGAGAACAATCTAAGGTTATTAAATTTTCATTTAAATCTGGCAATGACGTTAATTGATTATTAATACAATTCAATATTTGTAAATTTTTAAATCTTGACAAGTCTGGCAAATATTTTAAAGATTTATATGATATATTAATTTCTGTAATATCATCTGGCAATGAATTTATATATTCATCAATATTAAACTCCATTATTTTTTTATATTATTTTATTATTTATTTTATTTCAATTTTTTCACTTAATTAAAATATAAGTTTGTGGTAGATTCTTTCAAGGATCGTTTAAATTATTTTTACTTTTATAAAAAAAATTAAATTTATTTCCATTTTTCCAATATTTCATCTAAATCATCATCTTCTTTTAAATCTTGTAAATAACTTGGATGATATTTTTTTATTGTTATTTGTTCTATTAATTTCCAAAATCTTTTTTTGTATTTTAAACTATAATACAAATAACGAAAATTATTCAATGTTTTAACATTTTTCTTTAATATATCAAAATTATTGTTATTTATTATGTTATATACTGGATTATTTGAACAAGATAAAGATATTATTTTTTCATTTAAATTTGGTAATGATGTTAGTTGATTATTTGGACAATATAACTGTCTTAATTTATCGTTTAATACCGGCAATGATATTAATTGATTACTATCACAATATAAATATTGTAAATTTTCATTTAAATCTGGCAATGATGTTAATTGATTATTTGAACAATGTAAATATTTTAAATTTTTATTTAAAATAGGTAATGATATTAATTGATTGATATCACAACATAAATAATTTAAATTTTCATTTAAAATAGGCAATGATGTTAGTTCATTATCATAACAATATAACTGTTTTAATTTTTTATTTAAATTCGGTAAAGATGCTAATTTATTATGAGAACAATCTAAGGTTATTAAATTTTCATTTAAAAAAGGTAATGATGTAAATTGATTATGACAACAATATAAATATTCTAAATTTTCATTTAAATCTGGCAATAATGTTAATTTATTATGAGAACAATATAAATATTCTAAATTTTCATTTAAATCTGGCAATGATGTTAATTGATTATTTGAACAATGTAAATATTTTAAATGAAAATTTAAAATAGGTAATGATGTTAGTTCATTATCATAACAATATAATTCTTTTAATTTTTTATTTAAACTTGGCAATGATTTTAATTTATTGTCGGAACAACATAAAATTTCTAAATTTTCATTTAAATCTGGCAATGATATTAATTGATTACTAAAACAATTCAAGACCAGTAAATTTTTATTTAAAACGGGCAATGATGTTAATTGATTATTTTGACAATATAATCCTTTTAATTTTTCATTTAAACTTGGTAATGATGTTAATTGATTACCATCACAATATAAATATTCTAAATTTTCATTTAAAACTGGCAATGATGTTAACCAATTACTAAAACAATTTAGGGCCAGTAAATTTTTATTTAAAAAAGGTAATAATGTTAATTGATTATTTTGACAATATAATCCTTTTAATTTTTCATTTAAACTTGGTAATGATGTTAATTGATTACTATCACAATATAAATATTCTAAATTTTCATTTAAAACTGGCAATGATGTTAATTGATTATTAATACAATTCAATATTTGTAAATTTTTAAATCTTGACAAGTCCGGTAAATATGTCAAAGATTTCTCTGATACATCAATTTCTGTTACATCATCTGGTAATGAATTTATATATTCATCAATATTAAACTCCATTATTTTTTTATATTATTTATTATTTATTTTATTTCAATTTTTTTGGTAATATCGGCCTGCTGATAAAAAAATATAAATTATTTTACACATTATTTTGAAAAAGTAATTTATAAAATTTTTTTGAAACAACTGTTCTTTTTGACAGTTTCATATCCCACAATAATTGTGAACAATAAATGGTTTCAATAAATGATCTTTTTAAAGACATATTCTCATTATTATCTATATTTCCATAAATACTTTCAAACTTCGATAAATATCCAATTATATTTTTTGCCGAAAATTCAAATGTTATTTTATCAGAGTATATTTTACCCTTGTTTGTTTTCATATCATATTCATAATTGTATAATTTATTGTATAATATAACTAATTTATCACTAATTATGTTTTTATAATGTTTACGATACAATATATGTCCGTATATTAACATATAATCATACTCAAATTTATTAAAATAAATAAATATATTGTCGGCATAAAATTCAAATATTTTATTATCTCCATAAAATAATTTGCCATATTTTGTTTTATTATCATAATAATAATTAAATACACAATCAAATAATAATACTTTTGTTTCACTGATTATGTTTTTTAAATATTTATACAATACAAAATTTTCATGCATTATCGTATAATTTTTTTTAAAGTAATTTAATAAATCATTATCATTATCAGTTATATTTATTAAAGTAATATTTGTATTATTATTATACGTAAATACAAATGATGTAAAAGGATCACCATATATTTTTACATAAGTAACAATTTTACCACATAAAGATATATTCTCCATTTTTTTTACATTATTTACAAAAAAATAAATCAATTTTTGTAAAAAAATGGATATTAAAAATATAATTGTATTAAAATAATAATGGTTGTATTTTGTATCGGAGAATATAATGGAGAAAACATTAATGAATTTAATAATTATCCATATCCATTGAGTGATTTTCAAAAATACGGAATTGAAGGAATAATAAAAGGAAATAATGTTTTGGTAACTGCACATACTAGTTCAGGAAAAACAACCATTGCAATGGCAGGCATCCAACATTTTATTAATAAAGGAAAAAAGGTTATTTATACATCACCAATAAAGGCATTATCAAATCAAAAATTTCATGAATTATCAAACAAATATCCCAATATATCATTTGGATTATTAACTGGTGATATTAAACATTGTTATTGTGCAGATACAATAATATGCACCACTGAGATATTATTAAATAAATTAAGAAATAAAGATATTGAATCAGCAAATATACTTCCATTGGATATTGAAAAAGAAGTTGGTTGTATTATATTTGATGAAGTTCATTATATAAATGATGAAGACCGAGGTAAAATTTGGGAAGAAAGTCTTTTATTATTGCCAAAAAATATTCAAATAATAATGTTATCGGCAACATTGGACAAACCAGAAATATTTGGTAATTGGATTGAAAAAATACATCCAGAAAGAAAAGTATGGCTTATTCCGACGGACAAAAGAATTGTCCCATTGACACATTATTTATTTATAACATGCAATAATGGAAGAATTAAATTAATTAAAAATGAGGAAATATCAAAAAAAGTAAAAAAACAAGTAAATACATTGACTGAAATTAAATCATCAGATGGAAAATTTAATGAAAGTGAATTTCATAATATAAAAAAAACAATCGATTTAATTCAAAATGATAAAATGGCACCAACATTTGCCATTAATAAATGTGTCGAATATTTAAATCAAAATGATATGTTACCAGCCATATTTTTTGTATTTTCAAAAAAGAAAATTGAATTATTTGCAAAAAAAATGAATGTAGTTGTTTTAGAAGACGATTCAAAAGTTCGTTATTTAGTTAAAAATGAATGTGAATCAATATTAAAAAATAAATTCCAAAATTATAAAGAATATACTCAATTACCAGAATACGAATTTTTGATTTCTCTATTAGAAAAAGGCGTCGGAATTCATCATGCCGGATTATTACCAGTTTTTAGAGAATTAATCGAAATTTTATTCGAAAAAGGATATATTAAAGTATTATTTGCCACAGAAACATTGGCAGTTGGAATTAATTTTGCAATAAAAACATGTGTATTTACTTCTATTGAAAAACATGACGGAAAAGAATGCAGATATTTATTACCACACGAGTATAATCAAATATCAGGAAGAAGTGGAAGAAGAAATATTGATACAAAAGGAAATGTTATTCATTTAGTTAATTTATATAGAAAAATTGAATTAAATGAATTTAAAAAAATGTTGGAAGGAAATCCACAAAAATTAATTAGTAAATTTAAATTATCTGTTCAATCTGTTTTGTTTGAAACAGAAAATTTGGCAGAAAAAAGTATGATTTGTTATGAAATAGACAAGGAATTGGAAAAAATACTTTTTGATATTAACACATTGGAACAAAAAATAATGCAAATTCCCCAAAAATCAAAAGAATTGGCCGACTATGAAAATTTGGAATTGGAAATGAAAAAATCAAAAAATAAAAATAAACAAAAGGAATTAAAATATCAAATGGAATTAATAAAAAAACAAAAAGGAAGACACTTGGATGAAGAAATACAAAAACAACAAGAATATTTATATTTAAAATGCGATATTTGTGATTTAAAAAAGGAATATGAATTTATTGAAAATTATAATTCAAGAATTTATAATAATATGCGCTCCATGTTATCCGATTTTATCAATTCTCCAAAAAATAAATTGACAATCTTTTTTAAAGAAGTTCCATGTCTCGTATTTTCTGACCTTATTTATGAAAATATTTTTGATAATTTAACAAAAATTCAAATAATTCAATTACTGTCTTGTTTTACACAAATAAAAGTATCTGACGATATTAAAACCATTATCCCTCCAAAATTTCTAAATATTATCCAACAAAAGACTGAATTTTGGAAAATAAAAGAATTTGACTATGGTGTTAATACTGGAGAATATTATGAAATTCATTTTGATTTAATAAACGAAATTGAATATTGGGCAACAAATTGTAATGACGAAATATCATGTAATCAGTTTTTATTGAAAATACAAACCGAAAAAAATATTTATAATGGGGATTTTGTAAAAGCAGTGTTGAAAATTAATAATTGTATTGAAGAAATTAAAAATTGTTGCGAATTTATCGGTAATTTAATGGTTTTAGAAAAAATAAATGATATTCCAAATATGTTATTAAAACATATTGTCAATAATCAATCATTATATATATAATTTTCGGTGAATGTTTCAAAATCACAAGGAAATATCACTCCTTGCTCATGTTGTTCTAATGTTATTTTTTTCATTATATTTCCTTTTTTGTTTATCGCATCCAATAATTTTTTTTCACTTATTGATCTGTCATTATTACTATTCAAATAACACACAAATAAATTTGTATCCGATTTTGTATCCAATGAACGCAAAAATCTATGACTTAATTGATATAAATCAATTGTCCCATATGACGGACTAACAAAACACGTTCTTGGCATATTGCCAAATTTATCGTCCAAATCAATTCCACTATTTATTACTTTTATATTTCCAATTAATAATCTAAAATCTGTTGTATTATCTTGAAATTTTTTTAGAATTATGGTTCTTTCTTTTGTAGTTTTTGAACCATTTAATACCAATGGACTATAATCACTTAATTGTTTTTCCAAATCAATTATTGTTTCACTAAAATTACATGAAACAACAATTTTTTTATTCGGATTTTTATCAAATTCATCCTTTATTAAACGAACAAATAATGGTATTTTTGATGTTTCAACTATTAATAACCCTTTTGTTAATATATTCATTTGATTTCTTTGATTTCTTTGATTTCCATTTTCAATATTTGGATTCAAATAATTATTCAATAAATTTAATCCCTTGTCCAATAATATTTTTTGTTCTTTTGAACAATTATAAAATCCATTATACTTATTTATCTTATATTTTGATGGAATTATCAACATTGAACTTGAATAATTCGGCTTTATTTCATCCAAAAATAATTCAAAACATTTTTTATTTAATCTTATTACATTCAAATGATGATTCTCTTCTATATATAATTCCTTTTTTATTGGACATTTTATACAAAAATTAACAATTTCATCCATTCCTTCCCAAATCATACGCATTTGTTGTGTTTGTCTAAAATATCCAATATCAAATGATGCCAATCTTTCCGATTTCATTACATTTATCGTCTTAAAAAATTGAACCACTTGACTATTTTTATCCATTGGACTTCCAGATAATAATAATACTCTTGATGTTTTTGTTTTTTCTTTTATATATTTTATCATTTCATGACATACATCTTTTTGCAATGAGTCATTTTTTATATTTTGAAACTCATCAATGATTAATAATAAACCACTTTTTGCCAAATTTTTAAATACCGGACTCACTGAATATATTACTTTATCATCATAATCATTTCTTATTATTAATCCACAATTTGGACTATTATTTTTAGTTCCAATTAATGATTTATATGTCAAATTTGTCATATTTGGTATTTCATAATCTTTTTTTAATTCAATCCATTTTACATTTACTGATGTTGGAGATATTGTTAATATATTTGTATATTTGTCATTTTCTAAATAAATAAATGTTGATACATATGTTTTTCCTGTCCCTAATGGCGATAAATCAATCGCAAAATAAGAATTTTTTAATATTTCAATTAATTTATTTGCATGTGTTATTTGATAATCATGCAATATTACTTGTCTATTTATCTCTTTTTTTTCATATTCCACAATTTCTTCCTCCTTTTCTTCCTCTTTTTCCTTTTTTAAAGGAATAAAATATAATTTTTTTGATATCGTATTATTCCCATAATCATTATGAATCGAATAAAAACTCTCATTACATAATTTTATTAATTCTATACATGATTCACAAATATCTCTAAAATCTGTTTCATTATTCAATAATTTATTATATGTTTCAGACTGTAAATCATCTATATGTTGTAAATATATTGTGTATATATTTGAATACATTATATTCAATTGATTTGTTTTATAATTTATAAATAACTGATTTTTCCATTGTGTCTCATTTATTTTTCCTTCAAAATAATTAATTAATAAATCATCATACCTATTTACCGTATTTTGAGATATTTTTTCCTCATTATATGTTGTTTTTTTTATTTGACGAATTGTTTTGGGTATTTCATACAAATACCACTTCAAATTAAACGGCAATTCCCATTCATCAATTATATCCCTCGGTATTCTATCATCGTCCAACGATAATACACAATCATTATTTATAATGTTGTTTCTTGTATTTATTCTTTCCAAATGATGATATCCATTTATACTTGTTATTGTCAACGTTGACCAATTAAAATGTGTGCCACAATATGTGCAAAACATATGATTACATCCCATTGTTTTATGAATTGGTGTTTTACATTTTGGACATGGCTTTGAATTATTCATTATATCATTCAATGACTCTAATATGTTTTTATCACATTCGTGATTTTCATTTTTTATTTCCTTACATTTTATACATACAGTTGTATTACATGAAATACATTTTTCATTTGTATTTACATATCCACGACAATCATTCATTGGACATGGAAAATTTATATTTACAATATTATCACCAATTACTGGTTTTTTTGGAAATATTTGTCTTAATCCATATCTACTTTGTGATTTTATAAATTCACATTCTTTTTTCCATTTTATTAATGGCTCAATGTCTTTTAATCTTTCATTTTCTTTAATCAATAATTCATTCACTATATTCGGTTTAACCACTTTGTCAATAAATGTTTTTCCCAATATACTCGCAATATAATTGTTTGTAAACTGAATATGACAGCTCATACATTCCGATTTTGCATACCTAAATTGACATTTTGAACATACCTTGAAATTACATGATGGACAATCCACAACCTTGTTTTTTTTATTTATTTTGTATTCTTCAACACAAATCAAACATTCAAACATCATATATTACACTTTATTTTATATTTTATTTCAATTTTTTTATGCAAATAAAAAACCAACTATTATTAATGTCGCAATTTTATTCATACCCAATGCTATTATTATATGAATTATTGTATGTTTAATATGTAATGTATATAATGGGGCTGTCAAATATACCGGTAAAATATATTGTTCAATTTGAGTTTTTCCATATCTTATACTTTTTAATAATAACCACTTATTAAATGAATACCATTTTTCATTTTTTTTTTTAATAAATATATTTCGTTCATAAATATATCTTAGACATTTATCAATCCAAATATAATCATCATTATTTAAATTTTTAAACTCATTTTCATATACTAAAAAGAAAAAATGAATCTTATCCTGAATATTCATTTTTTTCTTACATTTGTTTTCAATTAAATTTATTGTATAATGTATCAGATAAATATTATTATAATAATAGTTATTTAATGATATACTTTTAAATAATTCTTTTGATTCATTTATTAAACTATTTTTTATTTTATTATATTTTATTATATTCAACATATATTTCACCAATTTTATATCCTTCGTCAATCCATTCTTTTCTTTTTTCCGACTCTGTTATCATTATATAAAATAAATCCATTGTCATATTTTTTGCCGGTATTCTTATCTCATTTTTTATTTTTATTTCCTTTTCTTTTGTTTTTTCAAACAATAATTTTATAAACAAATTTAAATTATAATCAATTATATTTGTTTTATTATTTATATTTTCTATTTTTATTTCATATTCATTCTTTATTCCCAATATTTTATCAATGTCTATTTCTTCTTTTTCTAATAAATAATTCAATGGATAATTTGCAAATAATCCTCCATCTATAAAACAACATTCATCAATTATTACCGGCTCAAATAAATTCGGAATCGAACATGACATTGTTATTGCATCAATAACCGATAATTTTGGATAATTTTTATACGACAAATCAGTCGTTTTAAATGAATTACATTCAAATACAACAAAATGAATTTCAATCGGATATTTATTATAAAATTCTTCCAATGATATATCCAACGGAATATTTAACCCATTAAATAATGGCGCAAATATTATTTTAATCAATTCTTTATTAAATATTCCCTTTTTTTCATAAAAATTTAAAATATTATTCAATTCTATTTTTATCGTATTTATCCATGGCCTATCAACTATATAATTATTAATTATATTATCATCATATTCTAAACAATATATTACACTTATCATTGTTCCTGCCGATGTCGCATATATTTTTTTTATATTTTCTATATACCTTACTTTTTTTAAATATTCAACAACACCCAATGTTATTAATGATGTTGGTCCTCCACCAGATATAACTAATGTATCTATCATTACAATCCATTTTATAAAAAAATAATATTTTTTTCATAAAATTAAAAAGATGAAAATGGCGAACTTGAAAATTGATTCGCCGATGGTAAATCAAAATTTTCTTGCAATGCCAATTGCTGTGGATTCATTGATTGACCTACCAAAGTCGGATTCGATGGAATACTACTTATCGGAGTTGCACCAATTACCTGTTTTTTTGAATCCTTTTTATCCTCCATTCCCTCTTTTCCATTTATTTTATCCATCACTCTTTCAAACAATATATTTATTTTTTCACCCAATTTCGTTTGCAAACTTGATACAATTATTAATACTGCCAATATTATATTTACTGCACTAAATTCAACATAATCTATTCCACTATATGTCGGAATAAATGTTATTATTCTATGTATGTAAAATATTCCCACAAACATTACCGTTATCTGAAATATTATTTCACCCAATAATTCAATACTACTTTTTTCATCATTCGCTTCCGGAATAAAACGTTGAATCAACTTATTTAAAAATAAAATTGGCAATAATCCTAATATCGAATATTGTATTATATTTGATAATTCCTCCTTAGTATGTGAATCAAATAAAAACACATGATTTATAAATGATTTTCTTCCAATATCACCTTCATTCATATATATTCTTTAAGAAAATTATAAATGTTAAAATATATGAATTTAAAAAGTAAATTATTAAAAGATTATAATAATGAACTTGACAACATTATTGACACCCAACATAATACCATCCAATCAATAACCAATTATTATAAAAGAACAAATCCAAAATCAAACCCATATTTGGGCAAAAATATTCAATTAAAAAACGGTATCATCGGATACGTTACCAATAAAGGAGTCTTTAAATGGTATAATAATAATAGTAACGATTTTTTAGGCAAAAATGGATGCCCAAAAGAAATTATTCAAGTCGATATTACTACCAATCTTTATGATACTCCCGGATCATTTATACCCACCATTCCACCATTATTAGTCGGCACCCCAATGATTACCGGACAATCCTGTGGATTTGAAGGAACTAATGTTATTTTATCTTACCCAAGTAATAATACATCCTTTATTGGCTGTTTTAATGATAACAAAAATAGAACCATGGAATTACAATCAAATTCAAGCAACTCCTTTACATTTGACTCATGTAGAGATTTAGCCATACAAACCAATTCAAAATATTTTGGATTGCAAAATTATTCCGGAACAACCGCACAATGTGGACTAAGTAATGATCTTTCAAATATTCAACAATATGGACAAGTTTCCGATTATACTACCACCATTCTTTGGCAAAGTAACACTTCTGAACCCAATTCAACCATGAAATTAGATGTCGGTGGCAATATTATTATTTTTAGTATGGATGGAAATATTGTCAAAACAATTGAAACTGGTGATTCCATTAATTGTAAAAATGGTGCCATTATTAGCAATATCAATGCTACATGGGGCGCTAATTGCCCCGGTGCTGAAATCGGAAATGCCACTAATTCCATCAATTCAATCATTAACAATACTTCAAGTTATAATTATATTATTGGAGATAATTATAATGGCTCATCTCCTGATACGTCTGGGGTTTGTGCAAAAAATTTTGACGCCTATTACACTTGTGGCAATATTAATAAAACTGGACATGTCCCCGGCGAATCTTTTGGACAAAATTTTGTTTTTGATTGTAGTCAAGAAATAGATTCATGTATTTGTAACTTGATTTTACAAGACGATGGCAATATGTGTATTTATAAAAAAAAATCAGACACTCTTGTTTGGTCTTCAAACACCGTTGCCTCTGATCCAAATCCTAATTGGATTTCGTCCTTGGGAAAAAATGGAATTAATTATATTACATCAAATTACGGACTTAATACAAATGAATGGATCGGTTCAAAAGACGGTTCATTAAAACTAATAATGGAATCAAACGGAAATTTAGTTCTTTATACTTCTACAAAATCAACATCTTGTAATAAAAAAAGTGACGGAAATATTTATGGCGGTCCATGGGTTAATGCAGTCTATGAAATATCCGATGACTCACAAAAAGATTTAGGAAAAATCGGTTATGTTGATAATGACGCTAATTTACATATTTATCCTAATTCTCTTTTAAAAAATGGAAAAGATTATCAACAATACCCTGGATTTGATTCTGTCGGTAATGATATTTATTCTATTCAAAATACAACCATTAATCAATGTCAAGATTTATGTGACGATAATGAAGACTGTTTTGCATTTGTCGTTGATACCGCAAATAACTGTTATCTTAAAAATAATCAAGCTACCTCAAAACAATCCAATAATTTAACCAATCTTTTTGTAAAAAAAAAAGAAATTATCAATTCTAATTCATGTCCTAAATCATATAATCCAATTGATTCAACTTTATGGAATAATTATAATTTATCAAGTGATATGACCGAAAATACTCCCTGTGGAATAAATTCTGAAATTCCTCCACCTAATTACTCTAATTTAAATCAATTATCATCAACTATTTATTCAAATACAAACAATATTAAACAAAAAATTAATAATTTACAAACACAATTTGATAAAGAAGGAATGACAAATATGTTGAATGAATCAAAATTATTTGTTGAATCCGAACATTATAAATATATTTTATTTACCGTCACCAGTATTTTATTAGGCATCATCACCATCAATGGAATTTAATTTGTCAATTACTTTTGATGGACTATAAATCCTTTCAGTTAATTCCTTCCATACATGTGTCCTGAAATATTCCTTGTGATTTTCGTATTCTTTTACATGCCAAAAATATAATATCTTGCATTCTTTACTTATAACACGTTTGCCAGAACTACCAAAAATATTACCACCAAAACTATTATAATTTGATGTTATTGATTTTGTTATTGAATTATGTGTAATATATTCGTGACAAAATACTAACCCATCATAATTTACATATTCAGAATCAAATAGTATCATATCATTTTTTTCTCCTTTTTCAACAATCTCAAAACCCATATTATAAAATATTGTTCTATATTGATAATATTTATTAAATCTTATATATCTTGTTTGTAATTCATTATTATCTATTTGTAATAATGCAATAAATGTTTCATTTATTTTTGTATCATATATAATATATTTTTTATCTATTGTCATTTCATATCTCATATTTTTAATTATTTATTTACCTTTTAATATTTCAATTTTTTTATAATAAAATGGATTTATTTTTTTAATTAAAGTAAAATAAAAATGAATAATTTAATTGATGACATAAAAAAATTGATGGATAATGAAAAAGAATATATCGATTTTTGCAAAAAAAAATATGAAAAAGTAAAATATTGTGATAAAAATATATTACTAAATAATCAATTACCCACCATTTATTTGGGACAACATGATTGTCTTTTTGATTATTTAATTTATGTAAAATATTTTGGACATTTATCCATTTTTATTGAAGAAGATGATGATGTTTCACAAAATCATATTACTCCTTATTTAATTTCTACCATAAATTATAATTCTTTATTCGTAATGTCAAAAAGATATAAAAAAATAATTGATACTGATAAATATATTGTTGATTATTCTCCCATCACTATTTATGTTTCCAATCATCAATTTAAATTATTTACCCTTGAAATAAAAATATTTGATTATGATTGTTTATCATTATGCGTAAATAATTTAACTAAAACTATATTTTATAACAAAAATAAACAATCCGTTTATGATGTCGTTACAAAATATTGCTCTTTTAACATGGCCGAATACGAAGACTTTGCATTGCGAAAATTATATTCTCTTTTGCAAAAAAGAAACAATTCTATTTATTATTATATGAATAAATAAACGCATTAATGTTTTTTTTAATATTTTTTTTTATATAGTATATATGACAACTGATAAATGGGGGCCAGTTACATGGATTTTAATACATGTTTTAGCTCAAAGAGTTCATCCATCTTCATTACATGAATTATTTAATTTAATAAAATCCCTTGTTTCAAATTTACCTTGCCCATTATGTTCTGATGATAGTAAAAAATTTTTATCCAAAATTAATACTTTGGGAATAAAAGAACCAATGCATTTACAAGATATTTATTTTCTTTTTCATAATATTGTTAATAAAAAAAAAAATAAACCAATATTTGAAAAAAATAAATTAAACAATTATAATAATATTTATATTATTCCAGTCTATAAACATTTTATTAAAGTTTATAATTCAAATGGCAATATCAAACTTTTACAAGACAATTTTCAAAGAGATATCGTCAAAAAAAATCTAAATACTTATATCCGAAAATATATTTCTCTTTTTATTATTCCCAAAATTAATTCATCAGAATTAAAAGATAAACCTTCCGAAAATGAAAATTCCGAAAATCAAGATTCCAAATAATATTTATATTCCAGTTATATATCTCATTTGTTGTAAATATTCATCATTTTCTTTATGTATTTTACGTTTATATTGATGTTCATCATAATCATAATACATTTGACATTTACATGAAAAATCAATAATTACTAAATTTTTATATCCTTTTTCCTCTATTAGATCAAACAATTCCCATGAATTAATTGTCGGCCTAAAATACCCTAATAATAATTCATTTTCTTTTAAATTTCCTCCTTTTTCATATAATACATGAATATTGGACGTATAATAAAAATCTTCAAAAAATGAGATTGTATTTGAATTCCCAATAAAACAATTTTGTGATTGATTATTATCTAATGATTCAAAAAATACAAATGGATTTTGTTTGTTCAAAAACATTGAATCACAATCTTTTAATAATTCTTTAATCTCCTTGATTTGTGATAACATTATACTTAGTCTTTTTCCAAATATATTTTTATCTACCGTATTATTAACTAAATTTTTTATTGAATTAATTATACTTTGTCTACGATATCCCGATCTTGGTAAATATGATAAACCATTATTGATAAAATTAATAATATTTACAAAATTAAATTCAAAATTATAAAATTTTCGTGGAATTATCTCATTATTTTCGTTTTTATAAGATTTAATTGAACCATGACAAAATATTAACAAATAAATAATTGATTCATCATTATTAATATATTTTATATCATTTAATTCAATCGGAATTTTATGTCCAAATTTTTTATAATATTCTTTTCTTTTTTCTTTTTCTTTTTCCTTTTCTTTTTTATCCAAATAATTAATTAAATCCGAATTATCTTCATTTATGTCGAATTCTGAATGTTTTAATTGTTTTTTATTTACATTTACATTTCCATAATATCCAAACATTTTTATTTTTTTTTATTAATAACATAAAATTAAATCAATTTTTTTTATTCTATAAACAAAAAAAAATAAAATAATAAATAAAATAAAATAAAATAAATAAAAATAAAATAAAATAAATAAAAATAAAATAAAATAAATAAAAATAAAATAAATAAAAATAAAATAAAAAAAATAAAATAATAAAAAAAATAAAATAAATAAAATAAATAAAAATAAAATAAAATAAATAAAAATAAATAAAAATAAAATAAAATAAATAAAAATAAAATAATAAATAAAATAAAATAAATAAAAATAAAATAAATAAAAATAAAATAAATAATAAAATAAAATAAATAAAAATAAAATAATAAATAAAATAAA